TCGCACGTCTAAGCCTTAATTTCAACTGCAAATAATCACCGTATTCAAATTCTGTTGCTTCTTCCATCCAAATGTAGTTGAACTCCGCCGACTTTATCTTTTCTGGCTCGTCTATCCCTCTGAAGAAAATTACGTTTCTTCTTGGCAACTCGATTGTTTGTTCGACTTTGTGCTCTAAATACGGTACATTTAGCTTGTTTAGTACATCAAGCACTAATCGGTACGAAGTGAGCCTTAAACTCGGGTTGTATTTCCTTGCGATGAGTAGGTACTTGTTACGTTGACTTAGCAATTTATCTATGATAAGAAACTGTGCCACGGTGTATGACTTGCCACTGCCCGCACCGCCATAAACTACGACTTCTTTGACTCGTGCTTGCTGAAGAAATCTGTATATTTTTCCTATCGTCTTTACTCTGTTATTCCTTGTCGTTTCGTTCTGTTCTACCGTCGCTTCTACCATCTACGTACTCCACCTCAATTCTGAATCCATCTTTGTCGGTGGTGAGATTTACATTATCACGCTTGCCTATCTCCGTTGGTTCTCCTCTTGATAGTCGTTCGAGTTTCGTTGCCACGTCAAGCCATTTCGCCATGTCCGAAGGGCTTAGTTCCGATGGGTTTATCTCCCTCAGTCTCTCGGCCACACGTTGTTGAAAAGCCATAGCCAGTCTTGCGTGCCGTTCTGCCATTTCAAGGATGGCCTTTTCCTTCTCTTCGCGCTTTTTGCGCTCCAGGTAATCATCGTATGCCCTAGCGCGTTCTAACCAGTTGTATTTATCCATCCACCTTGCCCAATGTCGGCGATTCGTTGGCTTTTTATTGGCAGCAGCTAGGGCTTTATCCAAGCTTCTTTCTGTCCCCAAATCTCTATATATACAAAAAGCAGCATACGCTTTACTGCTTTCATACGGTTGCCGTTCCCATATTTCAGGCATATTTAAGCACCTTCTAAATAATCAGCCGCCCAATACTCTATTGCTTGCCAAAGATTCTTCTTTGTTATTTCTCCTCTATCCACCATCTTTTGAACTGCCTTTTGAATAATCTGAGCCGCTTCCACCGGAATATTTTCCGTTCCTATAATTGATGCCAACGGAACCCATTCCCTGGTACTCGTTTCTCTTTCCGTCCAACCTTCCGCCAAGTCTGTTAAATGATTTTCAAAAACGTCCAGTATTATCATCAGCGATGTTGCGGCGTTTTTAATGTTGTATGCCGCATTGGTCTTTGACATTGCCGCCAGCATCCGGTCAAATTCTTCAATGTGTGCAGCGTATATTTCATCGCCGCCGCATAACTCTACTGCCTCCTGTATTACTTCCTTTACCCGCTCAATCTCAGAGGGAAGGAACAAAAACGATAACGTCCTGTAATCCAGCTTAACTTCCGAAAGCGGTTCTATTGAAATCTTTTTGATCTCATCCAGTATTTTGTCATCCAGGCCGGAGTATACCTTCAGGTCCACATCGTTTATCTCGTCCCACAGTTCCTTTAGTATTGCCGGGTCATCCTGCCCGACGATTGCGTTATGCGAAAGCTGTACCGCTATTTGCTCGGCCTTCGTCATCTTCTTATCGGTGTACATTATAAGCACTTGCTTTAACCCGGCTTCTCTGGCAGCCATAACCCGATGGTTGCCGGAAAGCACTTTATACCTATCGCCTTCCTTATAGCAAAACGGGACTGAGCTTAATTCTCCGTCCTGTTTGATATTGCTGACCAGCCGGTTAAATTGTTCATTTGTCATATACCTGGCGTTTTTCTCAAGTAACGATAATTCTTCTATATCAACTACCGCCAGTTTAAATGGCTGTCCTGCTTCTTCTATCCTTCTATTTAGTTCTTCAATTTGTGAGAATGTTTCTCCAGCCACCATTTCAACCCCTCTCCCAAGCTCCATCTTCCCGCTTCCGCCGTATAATTCAGCATGCCTTCCTTTCTGCTGTATAAATCAAACAGACCACGGTATTTCATGCTGGCAGCCTTTTCCGTGAAAGCGGTTGTTTTTATTGTATCAATCTTCTTGCTGAAAACCTGCTCTAAGTATGCTTTTATTTCTTTTGACAATGCGGCCGCAAGCACCAGCTTTGACAGTCTGCTATATCTCGTCGGCCGTACAGCGAAGTCGGACATCATGTATATGTCCGAGCTTGCCACCGTATACCTTGCATCGCTGAAAGCGATAGCCCCAATAACCTTCCCGTCAACAATAACGGCAATATTTATCATTGCTTGCGCCGGTATAATCTTTGGCGACAGATACTCGCTCCTCAATAAATTCATCTGTCCCTGGGTTATTACTGCAACCGTTAAAACAGAATCCGGAGTAATCTCGTCACTCTCTGTAAATCTCGGCGCTTTCAACGGTTCTATTTTTTGCCTTGGCATAGTCAGTTTTGCATATCCTCCCTGCGCGTATACATAAACGGGTTTGCTTCTCATACCGCTCTGAGTAATTGCGCGCAAATATGACTCAAGTTCTGCAATCCGTTTATCCCGGAGGGTTACCCATGCATGCTTCTTCTGCAAGTTATTTATGAATTCAGAAAACCGGTTATCGTCAAATATCTCATAATCGGGCCGCTCCCAGGCAAAAACCTCGTCAATCTTCTTATACATCCGCTCATACCCTGATTTATAAGTCGGAGGAAAGCTTATTATAACCGCATCATCGGGAGCCTGCTGGACAAAATCAACAACGTCGCCAGCATAAAATGATTTTATCCTTATACCATCAAGTGCCTTTGCAACTCTTTCTTTCGTCTGTTCGTGCAGCTTCGCAAAGTTTTCTGTATATGCCTGCCACATGCGCTTGAAATACCGCTCTTGCCTGTCGGCATATTTGAACATTTCGCTGCATAATAAGAGAGTGGCTATCCTGTCAAGCTCGTTTTTCATGTATTGGTCTAACCACTCATACTCAGGGTCCGATATATCGACATTCATTTTTTCTCCGGTAAGATACCTGCCCAAACAACAGCTATAAAGGGAAACGTCATTGCTGTGGATATTTTTAACGCCGGCTTTAATCAGAACCCGCTCCACAGTGAAATTACCTGAGCAACCGACGTATATTTCTTTATCTCTCCAGTTTTCAGCCATTTCATAGAGTATAGCCCTAACATCCTGGTTTATTGCTCCAATGAACATTTGCAACACTCCAATGAAAAAGTCGCGTAAGCGGCTTTTATTGTAATATTTTAAAATAGTCTCATTTGCTCAAATTCATTCCCAAGTTCCAGCACCTTTATCCCCAACGTCTCCTCCAGCCATTCCGCCACCAACCTTCTATGGCAGAATTCACCGGGCTTTTCCCAGCATAGCAGGATTGCATCGTCTCCCAGGTCTTTATATACCTTCTTCGGGTCCAACCTGTTCAAGACTTCATTCCTGTAACGCCTCGTATATTCCTCTGCATCCTTTATCCTTACCAGATTCCAAGAAGGGGCAAGGGCTTTATACACCCTGCCCTTATACCATTCCGGTATTCCCTGGCTTATTGCAACTGCGTTTTTGCCGTGCCATAGTTTGCTGCTAAAATAAGAGGTTTTCATTTTTGACACCTTCTCTTACATACCTTGCACCATCCTCTTATTTTTGCCTCGGCTCTTGTTAGTTTGCCATCGCTCAAACGGCAGGCTTTATGGAGTGTGAACATTTATATCACCCTCATTTCTTTGAGGGAGGTATATTTATCATCGCCAACAATGATATGGTCCAAAACTTCTATTCCCATAATCTTGCCGGCCTCAACCAAACGGTTGGTTGTTTCTATATCCTCTTTGCTGGGTTTTGGCTCACCGCTTGGATGATTGTGGAAGCATACAATAGCCGCTGCATTATGAAGCACTGCTGGCTTGAATACTTCCCTTGGATGGACCATAGAAGCATTTAAGGTCCCTCTGCTGATTTCATGCACTGCGACTATTTTGTGCGTGGCGTTCAAGATAAGAATCCCGAACACCTCTTGTGCTTCTTCCTGCACCTTAGTAATTTCCGTTATGGCTTTGTAAGCGTCGTACGATGATCCTATTTTTTTCTGCACATCGTACATTGCGCCCTTTTCTTTTACAAGTACAACTCTACTGAAAACCACGTAGGCTTTTGACATATACAACACTCCCTTGCAAGTGATTTTTAAGCGCTGGTCAGGCGGCTTAATATATTCTTACAATAATATCATACCACATTACATACCTTAAACAATATTAAAATGCTGTGAAATAGCCTATTTTACCTAGTTGCACCCGTCTTACGATTCTCTTACATACTTGGGCATATAATTACCTTGATTGTCGCTTGGAAACGTGATATAATTATTCTTGCAGGGTCCCCGCCTGGTCAGCGGGTAAAAGCGGTATCCTTGTATCCGCTGCCCTGCTTATTTTTTTAACTTTACAAAATCAAAAACCGCCTATCATTTAGAAGGTTTATATACATGCCCCCTCTAATAAAATAAATGGACGAGCCTTTAACAAGCCCGCCCATCTTGATACGGTTTTCCATTATCTGCATCTTGCCTGTATTTACTTGTCTACTTCAACTATTGTCTTGTCTCTGTATCGGTACTCAAAAAGCTTTCTTTTTATCTTATAGACTTC